GCTTTACCCCTGTTCATCCGCAGGTTCAGGTTGGTTCCCTGCCTCAAGCCACTTCAAATACTCTTGGTTCATGCTTCAATCCTTTCTTTGCATCTGTCAAAGTGCCACCGTTTTGCTCCGCCGTGATCTTTAACGGTCTTGGTGCAGTGCGGGCAGGTAATCATTGGTCTGTTGCGATTTGATGCAGCCATTTTAGCTAGCGTTTCATCGGAGTGCGACCAGCCAGAGCCTCGTGTAGCAATGCCTCGTTTGGCTTGGGAAACATTCTTTCTAAACTCTGGTGACATCTTTTTCCCGATGCGTGCTTGCCGCACTTTTTCAATGTGCTCTGGAGTCAGCTTCTTGCCAAGTTTGGCTTGACTTTGCTTCTGCCTTGTCTCATCTGAAACAGGCGGCATAGTGCGCCCCTTCATTTGAACAGCGGCTAACTCGGCATACTCTTGACGGGCAATGGCGTAGGTCGTGGAGTTCACCTGACCGTATCTGCCAAAGTTGCTCATCATGAAGAACGCACGAGCAGCAGAGCCACCAAGCGCACGGGAAAGCATCCAGTGGGCAACGTAATGCTGTCGGGCTGTCAGGCGAATCAAGTTGTCAGCGTCATCCGAACCGCCAAGGCTGCGTGGCACAATGTGATGCACCTCTGCATAGCCATCCACCGACTGCCCACGAAGGGAACCGATGAATCGCGTATAGCGGTTGTAGTGATGCTGGCTTTGAATCATGGCAGCAGTTTAGCGATTGTCTCTGCAACCCATTCGTCAGTCACAGTGCCACCTTCTTCGGCTGGCTCTGGCTTGTTTCCAGCCTGAAGCCAAAGAGCGAACTCCTTGGCATCCGTGTTGGCGGGGTCGAAGGGGATGAAGGCGTTGTCGGCTAGGCGTTTGATGCACTGGGATGTGCCAAGCGGCGTGTCTGGTAGAAGTTGGTACATGATTAAAGCTCCGCAGATGCTGTCCAAGTAAATGTGTTCGCCGCGCTATGGTTTGTATTTTGATAGAAGCCGCCTGACGTAACAGCGAAAGTGGCTCCAGTACCTGCCAAAAATGTCGGCGTAAAAGTTGGAATGGCTCTTTTTTCCACCCTAAACGGACAAGCAGGAAAGTTTGTTGTCGCAGTTGTTGTTGCAACATTGAAACCAATAACACCGCTTCCCGGCGCAGAGAAGTTTGCAACTTCAAAATACCTCTGACACAACGCCAACTCAGTCCCATAAGGTCTGCGCTCAAAAGGCGTGGCGACTGAGCCAGCTTCAAGTTGCACTCCGGTGATATAGAAGGTGGCTCCGCTTGTGGCGAGGATTTGAGTTTGACCAGTCGCACCAAGAATAGTGCTTGAAGTCCAAGACCCTGCCGCCGCCGTGAATGTAGACCCTGTTGCAAGCGCGAACAGAACATACAAGCCAGCCCCGTTGGTGGTGAGCCATGTACCAGAGGTGCGTCCAGCGACAGTGACTGTTTTCTGCTCCCAAGTGTTCGCCGCAGAGATTGTATAGGTGAAAGGGTAAACGCTATCAGAAGCGCCGTTTGAGAACGTCCCACCAAACGTGCCAGTCAAAGACGAGCGAACCCAAAACGACAGCGTAAAGGTTGCTGCGTTTGCCGTGCCGAGGTTAAAGTCGGCCACGTTGTAACCCTCAATCTGCTGGCGCAAATAAAAGAAGTCACTCGAACTTGGCGAGTATGCGGACAAAGAGGTGACACCAAGGTAGTTGGTAAAACCGGCAGGGGGAGTGACAGCGCCAGCGTTTTGCTGAACCGAGTATTTACCAGTTGCGCTTTGAACCGCTTGCCAACGATCAACCGTGTATTGGTTGGCGTTGATCGTCACACTCGCCCCAGCGTTTCTCTGGTCAATCCGCATGTCACCGTTGATGATGCGGTTGACAAAGTTAGTGCCGCCGTATCGCATGGACACGCCGTACAGTTGTGCGCTCTGACCGCCAGAAGCGTCATAGATTGCATTGGTATTTACCTGACTCATACAGACTCCTTATACGCCCAACGAAAACCGTGAGCAGATTTTGCCTTACCTAGACAGCACTGGTGAATTCCAGCCGTTGTGCCTTTGCACTCTCGACCTGCCGCCGCCACAGACTCAAACACAACCCCGTCATCCAAACGAACAACAGGCTTTGCTGGCTTACCGCCACCTTCAGGACGTTTACGACCATACAGGGGACTGTCTTTGCCTTTGGGCTTTGCCACGCCACGCATCGGGCTTGGCTTGCCATACATGCCGTTTAACGGCCCAACAAGGCGACCAACCATCTCTGGGCGTGTGCCACCTTTGTTGGGATGAGGTTTGCCATACCGATGGTTTGCTGCGCCGACGCCAGCACCGTCCAAACCGTTTTCCAAGATACAGTTTGCCCACTCATGGCTTTTCACAATGTCGTTCTCTTGGCTGAACTTCAGCGCAGCAGCAACACAACGGTCTTGATTAAAGTACACGCCAAGCACCCTGCGTGTTATATCTCTGCCGTGCACCTTCATGTGACGATGCCAATACACACCGCTTCCTTTGTACCAGTGCATTTTGTTTAGCGCAGTTGTTTTGCAAAAATACTTCAAGCCTGTCACGTTGTGTGTCAGGACAAGAAGGGCGGTGGGGGCAAAGCTCATTTGTAAATGCTCGCGTCTGTATTGCCACCAGAGGCATCAACGATTGAGTTTGTCTTTAGTTGGCTCACAGTGCCTCCACAATTTCTTTGAGTGTTTCAACATCAGCGGCAGCATCAATGTTTGCTTGAATCGCAGCGTACTTGTCACGCACCTGTTGACGTGCCTCTTCAGCAGCAACAGCTTCACTAGGAATGGTTGCTTTCACATCCAGAGGTTTAAATTCTTCAGCACGAGCAGCACGACGCTTATCGTGACTGATCTCTTTTGCTTTGTCCAAGTTAATTACGATTGCCATTGCCAAGCTCCACGGAAAGTACGATCTGATGGAATCTCAGATGCGTCAACAATTTGGTACTCTTTGCCAGCAGGAACATCCTTCTGAGCAATCTCTTCGATGGTCAATCCGCAGTCAGCAGGAATGATGACAGCCACGCCGCCTTCGTCAGTTGGGTAAATGATTCGTTGGTTCATGGTTGTCCTTTAGCGGAAGATAGATACATTCATAACGGCTGCATCAGCTTTTGAAAACGACGTGTTTACACCGAACACCCGCAGAAAACCTGTGCCTCTTGGGCTAAGAACATCATCATATGACCCAATAAATATTCCACCAGTTCCACCAACATTTACAGAAGCAGAAAAGTTCGCATCCGGCATCGCTGTCGTGAAGTTCACCGTGTAATCACCCGTACCGTTATCCGTGATAGAACTCACATTCCCACTCGCACGAATCGCCACAGTGCCAGTGCCGTTGAAGTTCACCCATGCGCGGCAGGTGTAGCTTGGAGCAGAGCCAGTAGGCGTTGCCAGCACAGAACTACCCAAAGTAACGTCACCGCTGAATGTGCCAGTGGTGGCTGACAAAGCCTGACCAGAGACAAACACAGTGCCAGCAGCGTCTGGAAGTGTCAGTGTACGGTCGGTCGAACCAACGGGGGCTGCTATGGTGAATGTGGCCGTCCCAGACGATGGGGGCGACAATGCAATTTTGCTCATACGAACTGTCCTTTTTCATTGCGAGCCATGCAGCGCTTCTTCGCCGCTTCGCTCATTTTACGTTTTGTATCTTCGGAAAACGACCTACCCTTGTTCCAAGGCGCTTTACCAGCTTTGGCCGCAGACATCTTTGCCTTAGCCTCTTCGGAAAACGGCAGACCCTTGTTCCAAGCAACTTGACCCAAATGACTTTCGCGTAGCTTTTGTCGCGTTGCTTCGCTGGCTTTTTTACCTACATGTTTTAAACGCCGCTCTTCTGGCACGGGGCGGCCAATCTGGGCGAGACGTATTTTCATGCGCGTCTCTTCGGAAACAACCCGCCCCTTTTGTCGCTCACTGTGCGCTGCGCGTTGCTCGGCAGTCCACTTCATGCCCTTGTTGTAGCCTTCATGTGAAACGCCTGTGGTGTCGAACCCATAAGCAACCTGCTTTGCTCTGTTCCAGAACTCACCATTGCGACCAACATCAAAGCAGTCGTGCAACAGAATCTCATGCGACAATGCCTCCTTTCGGGTGGGCCAGCGCGACAGAATGATTTTCTCCACCTTGTCAGCACCATTGACATTAATCCACTCCTTGAGCGGACGGCACGAGCCAAGGTATGCAGTATCAAGCTCTGGCTGACCTTTACACGTACGCACGCCGATGTAGAGCCAACGTGTATCCGTAGGCTCTTGGATTTTCAGCATGTACGTGTAGTGGCTCATGCTTGTCCTTCCAGTGCCACCACTCGGGCGGTCAATGATTCAATCAGGGCTTGTTGCTCTTGGATGGCTTTTACAAGTAATGGAACAAAACGCGCAAAATCAATCGCTTTTGTTTTATCCTTGTCGCCACCTTCAATGACAGCCTCAGAAAAAACGCTTTCGACTTCTTGAGCGATAAAACCAAAGCGTTGATGCTCTTTGTTAACCTTCCAGTTAAAAGAGCGAACAGCAAGCCCAGCGACAACATCAAACGCATCCGGCGCATCTTCAATGCTTTCTTTTAATCGAGCATCAGAACTGGTCGCCAACGCTGTTGCCGTATCGCTGTACGTTATGCCACCAACGTAAGTGCCGTTGTAATAGTTTTGAATTGACTCATATGTACCGGACGCCGTCTTTACGTTTCGAATTGCCCCGACATTAGCCGTTAATTTTGCAACTGTAGTTCCGGAAGTGGTTGTGTCGTTTGATGTTTTCCCCACCAGCAACTCACCCGCCGCCGTCAGCGTCATCGCCTGAGTAAACGAGATAGCGTTACCTGCTGTGCCGGAGGGGGCGGTGTACCATTTGTGCGCTCCAGTATCCATCCGGTACATGGTTGCGTTTGTGCCGGTATTTATGTAGATCGGCACATCGCTGGAATTGCTGTACACATTTTCTGTCAGGAAGGAGTAGCCGTTAGTCCCCCACAAAGCAGTAGATGCGCCAACTTGAAGAACTTTGTAACCACTGGCCCAAGCACTCGGCGTCACCCCGAGACCGAGGTTGCCGGAGGCGTCGAGGCGCATGCGTTCGGTGAGAGTGCCTGTTGTGG